CAGACGGTGGGCACGGTGAGCACCGGGGACACGGTGCACGATGGACGCGGTGCGGACGGTGGGCAGGATGGACGCGGTGCAAGGTGCGGACGGTGGGCACCGGGGACACGGTGGGCGCCAGGGGCACGGTCAACATGTGAGACGCGATGGACGCAGTGCGCGCGGGGTGGACGGTGGACACGGGGCACAGTGGACACGGGGTACGGTGGACGCGGTGCTGGATGGACGCGGTGTGGAGGGCAGACACGATGGACGCGGTGAGCACGAGACACGGTGGGCACGATGGGGACGGAGCACGGGGCACAGTGGACACGGGGTACGGGGCACAGTGCGGACGATGGACACGGGGCACGGGGCACGGTGCGGGATGGACACGGTGCGGGATGGACGCGGTGTGGACACGGGGTACGGTGGACACGGGGTACGGTGGACACGGGGTACGGTGCGGACGATGGACACGGGGCAGGATGGAGATGGTGAGGACGGTGAGGACCGTGTGGACCGGCTGATGCACGATGGACACGTGGCACGATGGACGCGGTGTGGACGGCAGACACGATGGACGCGGTGCGGGATGGACACGGTGGACGCGGTGCACGGTGGACGCGGTGTACGGTGTGGACGGTGGACACGGGGCAGGATGGTGAGGACCGTGTGGACCGGCCGATACACGATGGACACGGGGCAGGATGGACAAGGGGCAGGATGGACAAGGGGCAGGATGGACGCGGTGTAGACGGTGGACACGGGCTGATGCAGGGTGGGGACGTGCGGCACCGGAGGCACCGGAGACACGGTGCAAGCTGGACACGCTGCATGCACGATGGACACGGTGCAAGCTGGACACGGTGCACGGGCCACGGTGGACACGGTCCAAGCTGGACACGGTGCATGCACGATGGACACGGTGCAAGGCGCACGATCGACGCGGTGTGGATGGCGGACACGGGGCAGGATGGACACGGTGCACGGTGCGCACGGTCAGCACGTGCAGCACGATGGACACGGGGCAGGATGGACACGGGACAGGATGGACGCGGTGTAGACGGTGTGGACGGTGGGCACGGTGCAAGCTGGGCACGTGCGGCACCGGAGACACGGTGCACGGTGGACACGGTGCAAGCTGGACACGGTGTATGATCAGCACGGTGCAAGGTGGACACGGTGCACGGTGGGCACGGTGGGCGCGTGCGGCACCGGGGACAACGGAGGCGCCGGGGGGGCATCGACTGTAAGGGGACCCGACGCGCCTTACTTCCTCCGATGCGCTGTTCGCCATCTCCGATGCGCGGGGTGTGCTCATGCGGATCGTGCGGCATCCGGCGCCGGCATCAGCGAGGGGCTGCGCCGCGCACCCTACCCGGCACCGTGCACCCTACCCGGCACCGTGCACCCCTTGCACCGTGCACCCTACCCGGCACCGTGCACCCCTTGCACCGTGCACCCCTTGCACCCTACCCGGCCGGGCCGGTGAGGGGGTGTGCTTCGCCTGTTGCGGGCCGGTCCTACACTTGCTCTCGCCGCAACAAGGGCGGCCCGGCGCATGTTTTAGGAAAATACAGTAAAAGTGTGCGGCTACAGGTTGCGCCCCTAACATGTGCCCGGTTACGCTGTAAGCAACGGGGCACGGTGCTCCGCTAAGCAACCCATTCCGCTACAGGTACTGCAATGAACAACGCACTTGACATCGCCCTCGTCCTCAACCAGCTGCTCGCCGTTTCCCTTTTCTTCCTCGGCCTCTGACATGAACAACCGCATCGACGTCACCCTCGTCCTCCACAACCTCGCCGTGCTGCTCGCAACCCTTGCCATCCCGGCCATCCTCGGCCTCTAACCCACAACAGCAGGAAAGTCATCATGCTTCACGCTAACACCGACATCTCCACCGTTACGTCCGGCCTCGCCTCCCTGGTGTGGTGGGACTTCCACAACGTCCAGATCACTCCCTCCGACCTGCGCAGCCGGGTTGCGGCTGCTGGCTTCGACCCCTCCACCGTCAGCGACATTGAGCCGACCGACGCGGTGCGGCAGGCCGTCCGTTCCTTCCGCATCCACAACGCGGGGCGGGTCGTGATGGAGGCGGCGGTCGCGCACGAGGACCACACCGCGATGGTCATCAACCTGCTCACCCTCACCCAGCAGGCCCGCGAGCGCGTGGCCAAGCTGCCCACCGACGAGCTGGTGTGGGACAAAATCGGCCGGGTTTGGCTCAGCGTTGGGTTGACCGCGGAAGCCGCCACGTTGCGCAATGAGGCGGCGGAACTGATGTCCTTCTACGACGGCAACAAGGTGCGCGAACACCTCGTCATGCCGGCCATCGAAGAATCCAAGGCATTCACTCTCAAGCGCGGCATGTACGTCGTTCCGCACGCGACTGCGGCGCCCATCGAGCGTGTCGCTGCGGCCCTCGCCGATCTCGAAACGTTCAAGCTCCGCGTTGCCGTCGTCACCCCCAATCAGGGCTGGGAGGCGCCGCTGGCCGACGCCAGCCGGGCCGAGCTCCGCAACGACTTGCAGGAACTGCAGGAACAGATCAACGGGTGGAAGAGCATGGCCAAGCGCGTCCGGTGCGACACGGTCGAAACGGTCATGGCCCGGTTCGCCAGCATCTCCGAGCGGGCCGCGCTTTACCGCGAAGCCCTGGCCATCAGCATCGAGGACATCGAGGCCGAGGTTCTGGACATGAAGAACATGGCCGAGGCCATCATCAACGACACTGCGCCCGCCCCGCGCAAGGAAGCGCCTGCGCCTGCGCCCGTCACCCCGCAGCAGGCGCGTCGCGCCGCCCTGCGCGCCATGAACGACGATCAGCTCAATACGCTGTGGGACGCGCTCGGCAACGGCGAGCAGCCCGCTGAGCGCGAGGCGCTGGTGGAGGCGATCGCTTCCGCAATGGAAGCCTCGCGGTAGCTTCGCATCCCTACGGTCCGCGTCGCCTGCTGGCGCGCGGACCTTTCCTTTTTTACGTGCAGCACGTTGGCGCATCTTCCCTTGATGAACCAAACTTTTTTGCAAGTTAGGCTGCGCGCAACCCTTGCAACGGTAACCGCGCACATGTTACGCTTACAGTGCAACGGGCAACGCCCAAGGAGAGCAAAGGTGACCACCACCACCATTCACAACGCGCACGCCGACCTCACCACCCTTCGCGTCCAGATGAAAAACGCGTTCGTCGCCCGCGACGCCGAGATTGACGGGCTGCTGCTCGCGCTGCTGGCCCGCACGCACGTTCTGCTGCTGGGGCCTCCCGGAACCGCCAAGTCCCTGGTGACGCAGGTGTTCGCCAGCGCCCTGGGCGGCGACTACTTCCAGCGCCTGCTGACCGCCTTCACCGCGCCCGAGGAGCTGTTCGGCCCGTATGACCTCAGCGCCCTCGACGCGGGCCGCTACGAGCGCGCTGTGCAGGGCTACCTGCCGACTGCCACCGTGGCGTTCTGCGACGAGGTGTTCAAGGCCAACAGTGCGATCCTCAACAGCCTGCTCACCGTGCTGAACGAGCGCCAGTTCGACAACGGCACCACCCGGATGCAGCTGCCTCTGGAGCTGTGCGTCGGCGCCAGCAACGAGTACCCCGAGGACGCCAGCTTGGAGGCGCTCTACGACCGCTTCACCCTGCGCTACTGGACGCAGTACGTGCCCACCCGCGCCGGGCGGCTCGCGCTGCTGACCGCCGCCGACCCCGCGCAGGTGGTGACGGCCAAGCTGGCGCCCGACGCGGTGCAGGTGCTGCAGCAGGCCGTTCGTGACGTGGTGGTGCCTCAGAGCGTTCTTGTCCTGCTGTGTGACGTCGCGGACAAGCTGGCTCAGGACAACGGCGTGGTGGTGAGCGACCGTCGCCTGCGCGGAATGGTGCGGCTGCTGCAGGCCAGCGCCGTTCTGGACGGGCGCGTCACCGTCACCGCGCGCGACTTGCTCGTGCTCGCGGACAGCGTGTGGCACCGTCACGATCAGCGCCCCGCCGTGCTCGCCACGGTGCTGTCGGTCGCCGCCCCAAAGCTCGCGGCCGCAATGAAACTGTCCGACAGCGCGCGCGAGATCTACGACGCGGTCAAGGACGTCAGCAGCGACGGTGCTCGCGCCCTGCAGCGCATCAAGGCCGTTGAGGCGGAGCTGGTCAACATGGGTCTTGACGACACCGACGTTCTCAACGCACACCTGTCCGTCGTCGAGCTGCGCAAGGGGCTGGCGCGTCGCTTCATGTCTGCCAGCGGGCTGGGCAACGTGTAGTCCTCCGCACCGCTCTGTCTGCACCCCCGCATCACCCTGCGGGGGTGTTTTCGTCCAAAAAACCTTGCTGGCACAGCTTGCACTGCTAACCGGGCGCATGTTAGGTGTACCTTGCACCGCAAGGGGGGCACAATGGCCAACTTCACCACCACGAAACACGTCAATGCCACGCGCGATGTCTCGCGCTGGGCCGACTACCTGTTCACCAGCCGCGCGTCCGCCAGCGCAAGTCTGTCATCGGCTCGTCGTGAGCTCAGCTTCGCATACAAGGCGCAGGGCGGCGGCTCCGACGTTGAGGATCGTCGCCTTGACGATCTCGCCACTGCAACGGCTCGCGAGGTGTTCGCCGGCCTTTACGACGAGAGCGAGGCGACCGTTCTCGACAAGCCCGCGCCCGACACTGAGCTGGTCACCCGCGTCCACGGGCAGCTGCAGCAGCTGCCCGAGTATGCTCAGCTGCAGGGGCAGGTTGCCGGCGATCCTGACCTCGCCGCTATCGCCACGGCTCGCCTTCTTTCCTCTGTTGCGGCTGCGCTGCCCAAAATGGCAAGTGAGGAACGGAAAAAGGCCCAGCAGGAAGCCAGCGGTGCACCTGTTCGCGGCCCGGCCGCCGACGCTGACGGCGTGCTTCGTCGCATGTTGCGCACGGCCTGCAATGACGCAGCGCAGGCTGCCGCCGAGGCGGCGGAAGGCATGGAAGGGCTGGCCCCCGGCCTTGGCGAAGCTCCCGCTCAACATGCGCAACATGACGACGGCCGCATCAAGCTTGCGGAGCGTGTCAGCTCCGACGCGCGCCTGCGTCGGGTGATGAAGCTGGCGGGCCGCCTGCGCCGCCTTGCCAGCGACGGGCGCAAGGTGCGCGACGAGCTGGGCGCGGACACGCTGGTCGGCACGACCATCGGCGGCGACCTTCCGCGCGCCCTGCCCACTGAGCTCGGCCTTTTGCGTCACGCTCGCCTGCGTCGCGTGCAGCTTGCCAAGCTGGCCGATCGCCGCCTGCAGCAGTATCACGTGGTCGGCAATATCCCCAAAGGTCGCGGTCCCATCATCGTTCTGCTTGACGAGTCCGGCAGCATGGAAGGGGATCGTAACCTGTGGGCTGCGGCCGTCGCGCTCGCCTGTATCGGCACCGCAGCCCGCGAGCGCCGCGCCTGCACGGTCATTGGATTCAATGGGTCGGTTCGCTACATCGTCCGCCTTGACACTCACGGCAAGGCGTGGCGTCACGACACCAGCAACGTCGCCAACGCGACTGCAATGGGCGCTTGTGCGGATCTCGCCCTGCACGTGGCCAGCAGCCGCCCCGATGGCGGCACGCAGTTCGCGCCACCCCTGCAGGCCGCACTGGATCTTGAGGACGGCGTGACCCGCGAGCGTGCCGACCTCGTGCTGGTCACCGACGGCCATGCCGAGGCGCCGGTTGACATTTTGCAGCGGCTGCAGCAAGCGAAACACGACGGGCTGCGTGTTTTCGGCCTGACTGTCGGTGGCGGGAGCCTTGGCGCTGCGGTGCGCAAGATCGCAGACCATATCGTTGACCTCGACGACGCAGCGGGGCGCAACGACGGCAAGGAAGTCGCCGGCGCCATTCCGTAGCATCCAAGGCGCAAACCTCAACCCGCACGGCGCAAGAAAGGCCGTGCGGGACTTCTTTTTGTGAGTTTTTGCCCCTTACACTGCCTCCACACCTTCATACACCTCAACAAGCAACGACTTGTCGGGATACCATCACCCCGGAGGCTGGAAACATGGAACCACTCGCCGCACTGCTCAACTTGTGGGCTTACCTTCGCGCCGCGCATCACCTCTACTGGACGCTTCACTGGCAGGCACGTGGTCCCTCCTTTTATGGTGATCATCAGCTGTTTGCGGAGCTGTATGAAGCACGTGTTGGTGAGATTGATCAGGTCGCAGAGCTTGTGGCCGGACACTACGGGTCTGACAAGCTTGATCCGATTGCAGCATGGAAGGCTGCCGTCCCCGTTGTGGAGGCGATGCTGTCAGGATCTTCGCCCACGATCATCGCTCAACTTGTGGTCGCAGCGGCCGAGGAAGCAAACACGGCATGTGCGGAAGGACCTGCACCGGCATCTACTCAGAACGTCGTCGCTGACATCGGCAGCGCACACGTGAAAGCACTCTATCTACTACAACAACGGTTCGGCCGGGCGACGAGCAAGTGAGCCAGTCGTTAGCAGCACCAGCATGGAACATGGAAGCGGACGTTGTGCCGCATCCTGCGCACGTAGAGCCGACTGTCGCCATTCCTCAACCTACTGCGGCTGCACGTGCTTATCCAAGCCTGTATGACTCCGAGGGCGGCACCCTGCTCGCCATCACCCTTTGCATTGCCATCATCGGCGGTGTGCTGTGGTCGGTAGCTCGCATCTACCAGCGCAGCCGTGATGAACACGCTGCGCTGACGCAGTTCGTAACAACGATGGTCGCCCTTGTGGTGGGCGCGTTCATTGCGGACCTGCTGGTTGCTGGTCCAGACACGAGCCTGCTTGCAGACAACGATCACACAAGCATCCTTGCCTTCGTCAAGGACACGTGCCTGATGGTGTTCAGCTACTACTTTGGAACACGCGCTGTGCCACCTCCGCAGGCTCCACTTCCCTCAGCTGACCCAGGTGCGGAGGCTTCTTGACTACGCCTTTGACGCTTGTACGTGTGGATGCGTCTATTCTGTCCAGCTATGGCCGATCTGGCGGAACAGGCGGTCAACGTGCCAATCTCCGTCCTCTTGCCCAGCTTGGACACGCTGGCTTCGCCACACCGGACACTGCTTCTGCTCTACTGGCGCTGAACGACGTAGTGCTGGCTGCTGGCGGCGACTTTCGCGTAACCGAGCTGCACCGCGACGTGGCCACGCAGCAGAAAGCGCGTATTCGCTACGATCGGTGGGTTGCCGCTGGCAAGCCGGCACCCGGTTCACCCGGCTTCGACAGCGCAACCATGAAGCCTGCATTCGTTGCAGTGCCGGGCCGGTCAATGCACAACGCAGGGCGCGCCATCGACGTTGACCTGAGCGCACTGCGGTTCCCCGGCGTGCCTGCTGACCGGCAGCTGGACCGGCTGTGGGATCTTGCGCGCCCGCTGGGCTGGGCGCCTGTGATCCGCGCGCCGGACGAACGAGCAAGCGAAGCGTGGCATCTTGACTACTGGGGCGAACTGAAAGGCGTGCTGGCACGGCTGGGCTACGCTCAGGCTGCATTCGCGGGCGCGCTTTTGGTCGGGCACGCTGGCAACGGAACCAGCTGGGCGAGCATCACACAGGCACTCCTTGCACGTGCTGGCTATGACCTTGGTGAGATTGACGGCCTGTGGGGCGAGCGTTCCAGGCTTGCGCTAAGCACTGCGCTTGACGTTTCATCCAACGATGCAGTGAGCCTTGCACTGCGTAGTGATGAAACCATCTGGCCGCGACTGCTTGCACTCACGCCAGGATGATTGAGGTGCGTATGGAACCTGTCTCACTGACCGCGATTGCCGTGATTGTTGCGCTTGCAGCTGGTTTTGGAGCCGGATGGGGGTTGAGGCCCGACAGCGCCGCGGAAGCACTGGCGGCACAGGCTGACGTTCTGGACGCGCAAGGTAAGACGCTGGCTGCCTTGCAGGCCGGACAAACTCAGCTTGTGGAAGCATCCAATCGTCCTGTCGTGCTTGATGCTGAGCTGCGGAGTGAGCTTGCACGTGTGCCAGTGCAGTGTCGTCGGGATGCGGGCGGCAATCCACGAAGTGCCGAGTGCGCCTGGGCTACATGCCTGCAGTTCGGCCAATCATCATCTCAACGACCTGAGTGTCGTGCTATCGAGGCATTGATGGTGCAGGCATTGCAAGGCGATGCGTGCGATCAGTCCAAAAAGCCGTAGGAAGTCGTCTTTTTGACGATTTGTGTATGTATAGGGGTGGTGGACGGGCTGCTACAAGGCCCGTGCGGGGGCTATGGGGCGCTGCTGGCCCATAGGGCGGGCTGCAGGCCCTGCAAGCCGGTATGCAGGCCACAAGGGGGCATATTGCGCACCGTTTAGGGCCTGCGGGGGCCTGCGGGGGCCTGCTTACCCCATACAACAGCGCGTATGGGTTAGGGGGTGGATGAAAATGGTGAGGTAGACGTGCGTTTCCTGCTGAGTGGTGGTTCTGGACGTCTTGGAAGGCTCTTTGTGCCGTGGTTGGAACAACAGGGCCACGAAGCATTCGCTCCTTCACGTGCTGCCTTGGATTGGTCGTGTCCAGATAGTGTGATGGCCGCCGTCACCGCCCAAAAACCCGACCGCATCGTGATGCTGGCGGCATGGACGGACGTGAGCGGAGCACAGGCACAGCCAGCCGCCTGCGTGCGGGACACGGTGCTGACAACACAGCATGCAATCGCCGCCGCGAAAGCCAACAGTGTCTCGTTACTGTACGTGAGCACTGACTACGTGCACGCAGTTCTCCGACAGGACACGGCTGGCGTTTATGCAGCTGCAAAGCTCGTCGCAGAGCAGATGGTTCTACTTGCGAACGGACACGTGGCCCGCGTTGCCTTCACCACCCCGGAACAAGTGGCTGAGTGGAGATGGGTCAACGACTACAGCAAGGCCAACAGGTGCTGGGTTGAGGATCTGATCCCAATGCTCGGCCTCTGGGCGTCCTTTCCAACTCACCAGCTACAACAGCTGGTGAACCTGGGTGGCCCACACCCTGTCACGCCTGCGGAGCTTCTGGCAAGCCGCCATCCTGATCATCCAGCACTGAGGCGCGTGATTGCTTCGCAAGCGGAAGCAATCGCAATCGGTCTGCCAGCACAGCCTCACGATACTTGTTGGAGGAAACTATAAAATATGCTGGCGCCCCCCTTGCACAGCTAACCCGCACCGCGTTACACCTATGGTGCAAGCAACGCGGCAGCAGCCGCAAGGGAGAGTAGATGGTTCCGCACAATATGGGCCTCATTGAGAGCTTCATTGCAATGACCGGCTTCAAGCTCTCAGACATCAGCTACAAGGTTGTGGGCGACACGATGATCGTCCGCTGCCCCGGTCCCGATGGTGGCTGGGACTTCTACAGCTGGGACGGGTATGACTTCGACTACTCCGACGCTGCTACTTTTGAGCAGGCCGACGAGGATCAGGCATGAGCCGCGCAGTGGGCGTGCTCGTGTACGCACTGGCCAACATCATCATCGCCGCGCCGTTCGCTCTGCTGGGCGTCCTCATGTTGTGGGCGTTCTTGCAACCGGACCCGGTTCAGCAGGCCAAGGGCCGAGAGGCGCACGCCGACCTGTCGGAGCGCCTGCAGGTGGACGAGGAGCGGTGCGTGGACGAGTTTCTGGAGCCGATGCGGGCGACACGAGGCGCCACCGACACCGAGCTGGCTGACGCGCACCGCTGGTGCGACCGTCTCAACTAATCATGGAGACTTCAATGGTTGTCGCGTACATCTACATGGGTGACAGGTGGTGGAGCGCCACTGAAAAGCAGTGGGAGATCATCATCAACACGTTGGAGGTCAATGTTGCTCCCCCGTGGCAGGAAGTGTTCAGACGGATTGGGCGACCGGCCTGCATTCGCTCCTGCGGCCAGCGTGACGGCCGCTATTGGAGCGAAGGCGCACCGTTCTTCCGTGTAGCTGACTTCACTTACGGCGACTGGGTTGATGCGCACTTGGACGTCCACCGTTTCATTGAGCGTCAGAAAGTGATGGTGTGATTGTGCCTTGATAGCTGAATAAGCTGCTGAACATCATGTCGGGCCGTCAAGTCTTTACTTGCGGCCCGCTTGACTTTGTAACTTGCGAAAGGTTACACTGATAACGACAATGATCATCGCAAGGGCGCGTGGAGCAAGCAACGTGAGCAAAAACACTGATCTGGTCGTGTTGAGGCACCCTGTCCTTGTCATCGCGCAAGTGCTGCAAGCTTGCGCACGACTGCAAGATCTGGCTGGATGGTGGGCGCCCGTTGGATCTCTCTTAGAGGGCGCACGACTGGCGCTTGTCGGCCTTGACGGGCTGGATGAAGTGCAGATGCGTCGCCTTTTGCGCTGGGCAGCACGATGGGAAGCAATGGATCCTCGATTGCGAGCTTTGTATGCTCAACATCAGTCCGCCATTGCTGTTGATGTTGCGCTGTGGCACGTGCTTGACCAGCGAAGCGGACAGCCGAGCGGGGTTGTGTACGGGAAGCTACGCGACCTGTGGGTGAAGGTATACGGATACTCACCAAGCATTGAGCTGGTCCCTACAATCACCCTAAACATCAAGGACCAACCGTGACAACCGACGAGCAAGACATTCACTTGATGTATCAAGACGCCGGCTACCTGCGCTGGGCCAGCGTTCCGCAGCAGGTGCAGCCGCCGTCTTTCCGCACGCTGGGCGGAACCGAGCCGTGGCACGCTCGTCCAATCGAGGTGCGCCCGCTACGCTGGCACGTGGATGCGCGGGGCGCCTTGGTGGAGCTGCATCGCACAAGCTGGCACCGAGAGCGTCTGCCGGGCGAGGTGCAGCTGCCGCGTCGTGGCGAAGTGGCACAGATCTACGTCAGCACCACAGCCGAGGGTGTAGTCAAGGGCTGGCACCTGCACGCGCAGCAGTCCGATCGCTTCACGGTGCTGCGCGGCGCCGTGCTGCTGGCCCTGTACGACTTGCGCGCTCACAATCGCGCCAGCCGGCTTGGTGATGAACTGCCGCCGGTACATGAAGTGATGCTTCATGCAGAGCGCAATGCTGCTCAGGTCATTGTTCCCCCCGGCTGGGCGCATGGATGGATGGCACTGCCCGGCTACGGTGAGGCGCACGTGCTGAACGCCGTTTCGCACGAGTATGACGGAACCGACGAGTGGCGACGCAATGCACACGCTGGTCCGGCCACGGGCAAAGACTATGACTGGCGTCGTTCTCGTGATGGATAGTGTTTTTTGGTTGTGGTTATGGGTGGCGCGCTACCCGTTGCGGTGTTATACTGCAATGGTCAGCAACAGCGGCATAGCCGCACGGAGGCCACATGAGTGAGCATAGTGAAGCCTGGGGATGGGTCCTGCAACATGCACAGGTGGTGAAGTGCGCCGCGTGGCGCATGGCCAGCGGCACCGGCTTGGATGCCGACGACCTGCACAGCGCACTGCTGGTGCGGCTGGTGGAGCGGTGGCACGTGTACGACAACACGGTCGCCAAGCCTTCCACATGGGTCTGGTGGCAGGCGCGCGCAGTTCGTAGTGCGATGATCGACCAGCGACGTCGTCGGATGCAGGAGGACGAGCTGGTAGATGCGTCTCATCCCGTGGTTGCTCCCACCGCTGAGGCGTGGGTGCTGGCGGCACAGGCCCGGAAGATTGCAGAGCCGGACGAGTGGCAGGCTGCTCTTGCGTATGCGGAAGGGCTTGTCGGCGAAGAACTTGGTCAAGCGTGCGGGTGCGCGCCGTTCAGCGCCCGTCGTCGTGTGGCGCGCCTGCGCGCGCGTATGGAGGGTGCAGCATGAGTGATGTAGCGGAAGTGGAGCAGGAAGAAGAAGTGCACGAGGCGCAGCTGCTACGTGAACTGCAAGCGGGGCAAGACCTTCCACTTGTGGAAGTCTTTGCAGAGCTGGCAGCAGAGTGGCATCGTCGCAACCCCGGCACCCGGTCGAAAGACCTTGCCGCGCTACTCGGGGTGCGCCCGCAGCTGTGCTCGCAGTGGAAAACGGGCACGGACGATAGGCGCCCGCCTTGGAGCGCGATCGTTCTACTGTGCCACCTGTGCAAGCGTCAGGTTGTCATTCGACCTGATGGGCTGCACCTTGCACAGCTGCGACGTCAGCGAACCGCGTGAGTCACGCAAACAGAGGCCGTGCATGGGAACAGCTATTGGAGCTGTGGCACGCACGGTATGAAGCAAGGGGCGAAGCAGTGGTGTTGCGGACACCACCTCCGATGCGCATCCTTCGCTCAATGTCTGGCGGTCAGTTCGTGGCGGTTTATGCCACGGAAGGTCCGCCAGACTACGTTTTGCTGTCCGATGGCCACGCCATTGCAGCAGAGGCCAAAGACTGTCTGGCCGATCGCTGGCAGCTCAACAAGCTGCACGCTCATCAGGCCAGACGTCTGACAGCATGGGAAGCACAGGGCGGGCTTGGGGTCGTGTTGCTACGACATCAGCCGAGTGACACACGATGGGTGCTCCCCTGGTTGCGCCTTGGTCCAGTATGGGCACGATGGCACGAGGCTGCCGAGGCTGGACGCGAACTGCCGCGTGGTAGTGCAAGCATCAGCCTTCCGCAGCTGCACGATCTGGGCTTGCCATTCTGCCGTATTGGCGGACATCTGCCTGTGATTGTAGGGCAGAACAGCAAAAAGTTATGGTAGCCCATTGCACTGTAACCCTGCACATGTTACCGTAAACATGTAAGCAGGAGCAGCACATGGCAACAAAGAGCAACAAGACCAACGTCACTATCCTTCAACGCGGCGGCAAAAAGCATCACGACGTGCTGGAAAGCGCATCTCTTTTCTTCATGCGCGAGCTTATGAATGCCGAGCTTGCGTGCATCCTGAACCTCCGCATTGAGGTGAGGGCTACGAAGATGCAACGGGGCACGGTCGCTATCTCATACCTGCCCGTAAACAGCAACGAGCCGTGCACGGACTTCACCATCATCCTGCATAGGGATCGCAGGTTGATTGATCAGATACAAGACCTGGCTCACGAGCTGGTTCACGTACAACAATCCGTTAGCGGCCGGTTGCAATACCACAGGTCGAATGACAGCAAGCTGTATGCGTGGTGGGAAGGAGTAGATATGGGCGCGGTAGAGGATATTCCATACTTCAGTCGCCCGTGGGAGGTAGAGGCGCGGTGTTTGGAAGTGGCGCTAATGAACAAGCTGCGACAGGCTGTCAGCAGCTGACGTGCAGCAGGTGTGCACGGTAAGGCGTACCGTCCACGAGCCTCCAGCCGGGCCGCCTTCCAAAACGACCAGCCGCGCAGGCGCTGGCGTCGGCGTGGCCGCCCTGTGCGCCATGCGCGCGCGCCGCAACGAGCACCCGCGCGCCCAGCGCAGCGTGCCACGCGCGCACCGCAGGCTGCTGGTGCCACGTGGCCGCGCTGTGACGCGCATAGCGAAGCTCAACCCACACTTGCAGCCCGACAGGGCCAGTGCGGACAACCGCACACCTGCCGCTTGCCTCTCCATCCATCACCACTGACGCTGCCAGTGCTTCCGCAAGCCCTGTAACGTCGTCTGGCAGCACAATATCGTCAATGTCAACCAACACCCAGTCCTGGCATCGCGGCGCTTGCGGAGTATTCCAACCGCCATGAGGCGCGCGGCCCATTGTGGAGACGCTAAGCAGACGATCTGGCAATACAGCACGAGCTGGCAGACCATCACCGAACACCGCAGCATCATGGGCGCGCTGTGCGGCTGCCGGCGTCCGGCTAAGCCTCTCCGCACGCTGCAAGGCCACCAAAACGCCGCCCGTGGCCCGATTGCCGGGTGTTCGCCATGTAGTCGCACGGCCAGAGGCCGATATAGAGGCACGCAGCAGCGCGATGGTGTGCCCGCTGCGCACAGGGCCGCTCAACACACACCCCCCAACAGGGGCGCTGTAGCCCGTAAGGGGGGCCGGGCCACCCGTGGCAGAGGCAGCGGCCCGCGCAGGGCCGGGGGCCAGTATGGGGGGGCTTTTATTGTGCCGGTAAGGTTGCGATGCCGTGCTGGTGCGGCTTGCAGGCAACAGGCGCACCTTATGTCCGGCGGCCAGCCACGCCCAACGGGGCGCGGTTCCATCGACTTGCTCACATGCCATGCACATCGCCCCACCATTCGCCCAAAGCACAAGTGACGGCGTGTTGTCGTCGTGCAGGGGGCAACGTATGGTCGCGGTGCGTGACCCGGCCCGTAGACGAGCCAGCGCATCTGCTGCTTCTACTTCCAAGTCGGCAGACTGGCATACGCTGGCGCCAGACGCTGCTCGAAGTCCGGCAATCTGCCATCCTTCCAGCACAATATGCCGACCGTATCGGCTTCCCCACCGGATGCGTCGTAACTGCGCGCCAAGGACGCGCGCGTGCTCCGTTGCGACCTCTGCCCATCCGACCAAGTGTTGAGCGAAACGCCATGCCAGCGTCGCGGCCCAGCGGGTACAGCCCTCAACCGTTGCCACGTAGCTTGGACAACTTTCTACATACCACCTACCACACGGAAGGCGCTGCGCTTGACGCAGCTGAACAGACCAGCCGTACATCGCGGCCCGTAGACCGACGCCAAGCGCACCCACACTTGATGCTGCAGCGCGAAGTGCCGCTTCCAAGCGACGACCCGCCAGTGCAGCAGGATCAACCGGCAATGCAAGACTCGACACCACACTTGCTGTGTGATAGGGTTTGGCTGTCGCCATGATCGTGAAGGGTCCGTGGTGGCAGCCGTAGGCGCGTGGTGGCGTTTACGGCAACCTGTTTGTAGCCCGCAGGTGTGCTAAACGCACCCCCTGCGCCTAAAACGGGTCAGGGGCCGGCTGCGCATCTCCCTGCGCTGCTGACACTGTGCTCCTTGCTGTACGCAGCCGGCCCCCTTTCCCACCACGACAATGCCAAACTCCGCACACATCGCAGCAACACTGGCCCTCCACTCTCAGGGCCTTCCGTTGCGGTTCGTCCAAGCTGTGCAGGCAATGGTGACTGTTCAGAACCCGGAGCGCGAGCAGATGGCTCGTGCTGGGGTGTCCGCATCACACCTGCCCGCCCTGCTGCCGTTGTGGGAGCAGCGAGCAGACTGGCTCCATGTTCCACGTGGAGCAGTGAAGATGGTACGGCAGCAAGCGGCGCTGCACGGTGCAGAACTGCAGTGGACAAGCTCGGTTGTGAGCCGAGCATTCCGCCGTGTTCCTATCGAAAAGCTACCTGTCAACCTGCGCCCGTACCAACGCGAAGCTGTGGAAGCGATGTTGTTCGGTGTGCAAGGTCACGTCGTTGCTCCATGCGGAGCAGGCAAGACTGTGATTGCGAGCAGCGCACTGGTTGCCTCTGGCGAGCCTGGGCTGGTGCTGGTCCACACGCACGATCTGCTTGATCAGTGGACAAAGCTTCTGCGAAGCTGGGGATGCCGAGTACGTGTAGTGTCTGGCGGGCGGTCGCGTTTCAGCCCCCTTGGATGGGGGCAGGATGGACAGCCAGAGATTGCGGTTGCAATGGTGCAAACACTGGTTCGCGCTGGCGCAGCAGCAGACCCATTGTTGGGAAGTGCTGGAGCGGTGGTGATGGACGAGTGTCATCATGCGCCAGCCTCTACGTTCCGTTCACTGATGAACAAAGTGCCTGCTCGCCATAGGTGGGGTGTCACCGCCACGCCCGAGCGCGGCGACGGGATGCGCGTCATGCTGGAGCTGGCGCTGGGCGAGCAGCTGTACGAGATCACAACCCAGCAGCTGCTGGCGGGTGGCTACCTCATGCAGCCAATCATCCTGCCAGTGTTCAGTGCTGCACGGGTTGATCTGCAAGCTTGCATGACCTCAAAGGGTCAGGTTGTGATTGCGCGTGCACTGCAGCAGCTGGTAGACGACCCGGAAAGACACGAGCTACTACTGCAGCTGGCAACGATCGCCGCAAGTGTTGGTAGAACAACCCTGCTATTGGTCCCGCGTGTTGAGCAAGCTCAGCAGCTTGCTGCCCATCTTCGCGCACGTGGCGTCAGCGCGGCTGATGCCACCAGTGCGACAGGGAAGGAAGCAAGAGCATCGCAACTTCGCCAACTTCGCGCACGACAGCTGCAAGTGCTGGTTGCAACGCAGCTGGCAGACGAGGGACTGGACGTGCCGGTGCTGGACTGCGTGATCGTGGCGAGCACCGGGCGAGCGGCAGGGCGAGCGGTGCAGCGCATCGGGCGAGTGATGCGCACGGCGGACGGCAAGGCACAGCCCGTGGTCGTGGACGTAGTGGACCCGACGCCGTTCCGTGGCCAGTGGCGTGCGCGGGAACAGGCGTATCGGGATGCTCTGGGATTACAGGTCCCAGCGCCAGTGGCGAGGAACAATGGGCCAGATGCGCTCCGTCGTGCGCTGGGGTGGTAGCCTATAACATTGTGCACCATTACCCTGTGCGGGTTAGTGTGTGGGTGCCTACTATAAGGCAGCCACCAACGCAGGAGGTGCACAGTGGCTCAACGTGTCAAACGACAGCTGCAGCGGTTTAGGGCGGCGGCAACGCTTGCCCCCCGCTATGAGAGTGGCGTGCTGGGGCTTCCGCCCGGCGCAATGGTGTTGACGAACAGCGAGCGCAAGTCGGCGTGGTGCCCGCGTCGGTGGTGGTACGAGTACGGCACCGGCCTGCGCGGCGAAGCCAGCGGCGCGATGCGGTTCGGCAGCGCCTACCATGCCGTCATGGAGCGCGTGCTCGGCTGGCACCAGCACCACGACGGGGAGCTGTTCCCTGTGGAGGGGCTGGACCGCTGCCTGCACTGCGGCGGCGCCGACAGCGCGTGCCCGCTGTGCTTCGGCACGGGGCTGGGCGCAGTGGAATACGTGGCGCAGCAGCTGCGGGCCACGCCCGAGGTGTACGACCCTGACGAGGGAGGCGTGGAGGGCGAGGTGGACCGCCTGCGCCGCGCCGTAAACGGATGGCTTCACGTGTACGGCCAGGGGATGCGCGACGACTGGCAGGTGTTGGCAACGGAGCTGCCTGTGGCGGCGCCGATCACCAGCCCGCGCACGGGCGAGCACTATCGCAGCCGCGTGCCGGTGGTGACGACGCAGGATGGATGGCGGCTGGCCGATGCTGGTGACACTGCTACGCAGGTCCAAGAAGTGGTGCTGCCCTGGTATCAGCTTGCACAGCTTGACGCTGTGGTGCTCAACCGTCGTAGCGGCAACCTGTGGCTGTGGGAAACCAAGACCAGCGCCAGCCCGGCCACCTATGGTGAGAACCTGGGCCTCGACACTCAGCTTCCCGGCTACCTGCGCGCCCTGTGGTATCTCACGGGCACGGGCCGCTGGGGCGATGGCCGGCAGGTGGAGGGCTACGTGTGGGACGTGGCCAGCAGCGGGCACCAGCGCGACCCGAAGCGGCTGGCCAGCGGCAAGCTGAGCACCGACAAGCGCCAGCGGGTGCCCAGCTGGGTGATGGATGCGGTGCTCGCAACCGAGGACGCGGCCCGCTACAAGCCGGACGAGCTGCAGGCGCTGCGGGATCTGCTGCAGCACCTGCGCGAAAGCGTGGACGGCAGCCTGTACCACCGCGAGTTCGGTCGCTACCTGCCCGAGCAGCTGCGACGGTACGAGGTGGAGCTGTATGCCGAGGCGGTGCGGCTGTCGGGCTGGCGGCGCGCGGTTGTCGGCACCGCTACGGGTATCGGTGGCACGGTAGCCGATGATGAAAGTGTGGCTGAGCAGTGGCCGCGCGTGCCGCTGTGCCGGACGCCGGGTGGCAGCTGCCCGTTCACCGGCATCTGTCAGCAAGACAGTGCAGAGGGCCGTGCGGTGTTTGAGCGGCGCCCGTCAGTGCGCTGGCTCACGGCAAACGCGGTGAAGAAACTCAACGAGCAAGCCGCAAAAGAGGCGGCAGGAGGTGTGGAATGTCCGTTCTGAACTGGTCCCGTGTGGGTGAGATGCCTGCCGCAGATGTGAAGGTCAAGGCGCTGCTGTACGGCGATAGCGGCGCGGGAAAGACGCACGCAGCCAGCACTGCGCCGCGCCCGTGCTACCTTCTGACAGAGGCCAACGGCCTGCCGACCATCAAGGCGGCGAACCCGGACGCCGTGGTGGTGCAGGCGTCTGACATGGATACCGTGCGCGCGTTCTTCAAGGCTGCGCTGGACGGCTCGCTGGCCAAGGAAACCGGGTGCCAGACCATCGTGCTGGACAGCCTGACCGAGCTGCAGCGTATGCTGCGAGACGAGATCATCGCCAGCCGCAAGGGGCAGCCGGGCGGCGAGTCGTTCAGCCTGCAGGACTGGGGCACGCTCACCGACCGGATGCGGAAGCTCGTGCGCACGGTGCGCGACCTGCCGTTCCACGTGGTTTGCATCGCGCTGGCGGCCAGCGACAACGACGAGGGCACCGGGCAGCGGTACACGCAGCCGTCCTTCGATGGCAAGAAGCTGCCCAACGAGATCGCCGGCTACTTCTCGCTTGTCGGGTACGTGTACCGCGAGCGTGCCAAGGCCGAGGACGGCACCATCACCGTGCAGCACCGCGTTCTGTTGCAGGGTCCGCCCACGCTGCTGACCAAGGCGTTGCCGGGTCTTGACCCGGTGGAGCCGCCCAACATCACGGCATGGTTGGCGAAGCTCAACGGTACGGCGACCAGCAGCGTGGATGGTGCACAGGCGCCGACGGCCCCTCGCGTGGAGGCCCCGGATCCCAATCAGCCGGCCCGTCGTCGGCGCACGGCTTAGTGACAACAGACAACAGGCAAAAGTGAGGGTACAACAATGTCTTTCATGGTGGATCCCAGCGCGCCTGCGACTGGTGGTGGTGGTGGCAAGCGGCGCCCCGACGTCCGGCCCGGTCGCAAGCTGGTCTGGTGCGCTGACATCGAGTACGGCAAGAGCAACGCCGGCAACGACAAGATTGACACCCGCTGGTGCGTGGTGGACGACCCCGAGGGTAGCGGCGCCGACGTGCGCGGTCTGTTCTACGACACCCTGACCCTGACGCAGCGTGCCGCATGGCGCGTCCAGCAGCTGGCCAAGGCGCTGGGGCAGACCGCGCCCTGGGACGCGCTGGATGGCGAGGCCACTTGGTCGGTACTCACCCGGCGCCCGGTGTGGGTGACGCTGGCCGAGGAAACCTACAACGGCAAGACCCGCGTCAAGGTGCAGGAGTTCGGTCACTACGGCGGCGAAGTGACCGAGGCGATGGAGGACACCATCAACGACGCAGAAAAGTGGTGCCGCGAAGGCAAAAACAAGCGCGCTGCTGCTGGTGGCGGAAGCGGAGCCGTTGCCCAGGCTGCCGGCGGATACGCGCAGGACGAAGACATCCCGTTCTAAAACACACGATGCGCCCGCCCGGCGTCAGCACCGGGCGGGCGTTGTCATGTGAAGCAAAGCAGGGAGGAAGTGATGCGCGACGTAGTGTTGCGGGCGACGTGGTGGGACGACGCGAGGGTGCAGCTGCTGGACGCACAGCATCGGATGGTGCTGCTGTACCTAACTGCGCAGGCCGACAGGGATGGCATCGTGCAGGTGGACAGCGCGCAGCTGGTGCCGCTGCTGCCGCTCGGAGCTGAGCGTCTGGACGCGGTGGCCGTGGTGCGCCGGCTGGAGCAGGCGCAGCTGTTGGCGCTGTGGTCGCACAACGACATCATTCGTGGGTCGCAAACATGGGCGTGGCTGGTGCGGCAGCACGAGGACCAGCCGACTACGGGTGCGCTGGCGCTGCCCCGGTGCAGCGACCGGCCAGCCCCGCCGCGTGACGTGGTGCTGGCACTTCTGGAGAGGCAGCTGGGGCGCCCGGCCACCGCAGCCGAGGGAAAGCGTGTCAGCCCAAGAAGCTGGGGCCTTGTCAGGCAAGCGGCACCGAGCGCGGCACAGGAAGTGGAGCGCGTGTGGGCGGCGTGGCGCGACCGGCAGGCACGACCCGGCGCGTGTGTGCTGGCAGAAGCCGTGCAGCGGCAGGTGCGCGCGGCGCTGCAGCAGGCCACCGCCGATCAGCTGGTTCAGCTGGTGGCGTTCGCCTACGAGGCAGACGAGCCAGCCGCCCGGTTCTGGCGTGGCCAGAACGACCAGCGGCGAACGTACCTGGGTCTGGACAACCTGCTGCGCCTCGGCAAGCTGGCCGACCGCCTGCAGCTGGTGGAGCAGTGGGCGGCGCGGCAGCAGCCGGCAGCGGGCGGCGATGGTACGGACCTGGGGCCGCTGGCAGCGTATCGGCGGCGCGGCCCGGCGGGCACCACCACCAGCCCGGACCCGCGCCCGCCCAGGCTGGCGGCACAGTGCGCCGCCATGCTGCAGCTGTTCGTGCGGCGCGGCGCCGAGGGTGTGCGCACGCACGAGCTGGCTGAGCTGGCGCTGAAGTATTCCAGCCGTATCAGCGAACTGCGCGGGTACGGAGCTGACATTGTGATGGTTGAGCGCAACGAGGACGGTGACAACGTGTACCAACTGATCAACGTTGAGCACGTGGCGCACCTGCTGGATGGAGGCGACGGTGGGCTGGATTGACGAAGTAAAGGGCGCGGCCACCGTGGCGCAGGCGGCTCAGGCCATCAATCTACGTGTGACACGTGGTTCTGGCTTGACGCCTTGCCCGTCGTGCAAGGCCGAGCAGCGTGGCACCGATGACCGGCGCGGCCCGCTTGGAGCGCGCACGGACGGCCAAGGCTGGCGGTGCTTCCGGTGCGATGCGTCGGGCGACGTGCCCGACCTGCTGGCGCTGGGCTGGCTGGGCGGGCGGCTGCGTGAGCTGTCGCCCGAGCAGCGCACGCAGCTACGTGAGCGGTGCGCGGCGCAGGGCTGGTGCACCACCGACGACGCGGGGCGCACCACAGCCGCTAAGGGCGCGCCTGCGGTGCGTAGGCTGCCCACACCGGCACCGGCTACACCGGCCGCCGCTGGCGCGCCGGGGCCTGTTACGGGGCCTGCCGGGGTTGTGGCACCCACCCCGCAACAGGGCGGCCCGTTTGGATGGAGGACAGACCTACCAGCCGAGTGTGAGGCGGCGCTATGGGCAGACGAGGGTGCACAGGTGCTCGCCTACCTGCAGGGGCGCGGGTTTAGTGACGAGACACTGAAACACTGGCGCGTTGGTGCACACTTTTTGCGCGCAGCAGACGGTCGAGTGTTGGAGCAGTACGTGGCGCTGCCGGTGCTGGATGCACAAGGCCAGCCGATGAACATGCGCTTCCGTAGCGTTCCAGGCACATGCCTGCGGTGCGGCGGCGCTGGGTGTGATCGCTGCAAGGCCGGGCAGGTGAAAAAGATATACCTACGATGCCCAGGCGCCACGAGCACACTGTTTGGCATTCATCAACTTGATGGTGATCCAAACAGTGAAGTGATCGTAACCGAGGGTGAGCTGGACGTGCTCGCACTTTGGCAGTACGGGCTGCGGTCCAACGTGGTCACGGGCACTGCTGGTGCAGGCACGTGGTTGGACGAATGGCTGGACACATTGGAGCCTTACCGCTCCTTTCTACTGGCATACGATGCTGATGATGCAGGCGAGCAGGGCGCCCTGGCACTTGCCGCTAAGCTTGGCAGGGAAAGGTGTAGTCGCGTCAAGTTACCGGCAAAGGATGCCGCCGACTGCCTTGCAGCGTGCGTTGGTCAGCGGACGGTCCACGCTGCGCTTGATGCCGCAGCGCCGATGCTGGACGTCAAGCTTGTCCGCGTAGACGCCTACGCCGATGCAATCGAGCAGCTGGTGCAGCGACCGGCTGAGCTGCGAGGGCTGCCTATTGGAAGCGCCAAGCTGGACGAGGCGCTGGGCGGCTGGCGTCCCGGCCTTGTGGTTGTGACGGGCGACACGGCAGCCGGCAAGACATCGTGGACGACGTGGGTGGCGCGCGAGCAGGCACTGCGCGGCGTGCCCGTGATGCTGACCAGCTTCGAACAGCGCCCAATCGGCACGGTGCAGAAGCTGCTGCGCGCACAGCTGGGTGGCGACTTTTCACATGCAAGCGAGCACGAACGGCGCGCGGCGATGGCGCAGCTGGGCCAGCTGCCAATCTACGTGCTGGATCACTACGGCGAGCTTGGTGTGGAGCAAGTGCTGGAGGCTGTCGGCTACGCCGTCCGGCGGCGTGGTGTAAAGATGGCAGTCATTGACCACCTCGGCTTCCTTGTGACAGGGGCAGAGGATGAGCGCAGGGCCATTGAGGATGCTGTGCGCAAGATGGCTGTGTTTGCGGTGCAAAGGGAAGTGACGCTGGTTCTAATCTGCCACCCCAACAACCTGTCAGTGACGCAACAGCGCCGCGTCATGCTCGGTGACCTCAAAGGCGCGAGCGCCATCAGACAGGATGCACACGTAGGCATCGTGGTAGAGCGCATTTTGCCAGGACGGGCAGTGCAGCACCCCGCGACGGCGGTTTACGTGGACAAGTGCCGATCAGAGTTCGGTCTACAAGGCGCGCGCGTCGTTCAGTTCTATGACCCGGAAAGCTGCGTGTATGCCGACACCTGGGAGGGCACACCAGCCGGCCGTTCTGGGCGTGGCTCCGCGCTCGCAGCACATACTGACCCGAGCGCATGACGGGTTTAGTCGTGCAGTGGAACAGTAAAAACTTGCAGTGCGCCTATTGCAAGCGTAACGGGTTGCATGTTACCCTTGTGGTATAGCAATGGGGCCGACATAATGAGCCGCAAGACCAGCAACATCACTCGCACCCGTGCCGTCGCGTACCTGCGCGTGAGCACAGACAAACAAGCAGATACTGGCGTAAGCCTTGACGCACAGCGCGCCAAGGTGCAGCTCTACGCCGATCTCTACGACGTGGAGCTGGTCGAGGTGGTGGTGGACGCGGGCGCAAGCGCCAAGACGCTGGAGCGCGAGGGCCTGCAGCGCGCGCTGGCCATGCTGGACAGCGGCAAGGCTGACGCCCTGCTGGTGTGCAAGCTGGACCGCCTCACGCGCAGCGTGCGCGACCTGGGCGCGCTGCTGGACGGCTGGTTCGGGCGCAAGGACGGCCCGGCGCTGCTGTCGGTGCAGGAGCAGGTGGACACCCGCACGGCAGGCGGGCGGCTCGTCCTCAACGTGCTGATGTCCGTGGCACAGTGGGAGCGTGAAACCATCGGAGAGCGCACCAGCGCGGCGATGGCGCACATGAAGGCAGAGGGTGCGTACACGGGCGGGCGCGCGCCCTATGGGTGGCAGGCCGACGCCGAGGGGCAGCTGCACCCGGTGCCTGCCGAGCAGGCAGCCATCGTGCTGGCGCAGCAGCTGCACGCCGAGGGGAACAGCCTGCGCCGGGTGGGCGCGCTGCTGTTGGAAGCGGGACACCTGCCCCGTATCGGTAGTGCATGGCACGCGAGCAGCATCAGGGTTGTTCTGGCTGCACGGGTCGCAACGGCTACAAGTGTGGATCAGTCGGCTGCGTAAGTCACCTGTGCGCGTTGGAAGCAAACGCCCTATGACTTCTGCAGGAGGGCTGATGCTCGATCTGCGAAACCTACCGACCAGCGCGGTCATGCGACTGGTCCGCGCCACCCCTCGGAGGGATGGCGCCGGCATCGTGTGGGACTACGACCTTTCTATTGAGGTTCCAGACGAACAGGCGGCTGCATTGGTGGACAGCTACGTGCCCGGTGCTGCACGAGCATTCGCCAGTGGTGGTGATGGTGCGCGTGGCAAGGCGAGCACAACCGGGGGCTTTGACCTGTGTGCGTTGGAGCTATCCGCAGAGGACGGGCGTCACCTTGCGCGAGGTCATGCCGAGGTGCGGCAGGCTACGGTCAGCGTGACGGCATCACAGGCAGTGCTGGTGGTGCGCGTGCGCGTGCACGGACTGTTGGAAAGAGCGGCGACTGATGTTGTGTATCAGCTTGACGAAGTGCTGCAGGTGTCTTTGACGACACAGCACGCTGCACGACTGACGGTTGCGGAAGCTGTGGGCGCTGGGCAGCGGCCCGCTCAAAGTGTGGGTGGCTTGATTGGCAGGCTGGTTGTCGTCCAGCATGGAACAGAGCTGATGGCTGGCATTGTTGTCCATCAGGATGGAACAAGCCTGCATCTTGAGTCATTGGACGAGGGCGTGTCGCTGGTGGACCTGGGAACCGGAAAGCCGGCAACGGTGTTGGACGTGGTTCCTCCTCCTGGCGAGGCGATGAGCGAGCTTGTGTCGTTCTACTCGGTCAGCTGTGCTCATGCCGGTGTGCGTGCAAGCTGGCACGACGTAATCACGGCAATCGGCCTGCTGTATGCTGAACAAAAGCTGCAAGCGTTGCCTGACTACAGCTGGCAGCTTGACCCCGAGGTCTGGGAAGCTGCACTGGAGCACGCAATCACAAACGCGGGGCCGACAACGGCAGAGGCGTGACCACCTATCAAGTGCAGTGCAAGGTGATTTTCATGCTAAACGGTTCGACGCGAGAGCAGGTAGTGCTGGAGCATGGCGACATCGTGCAAGGTGCAACACTGGGGAGCGTGTCCGCAAGAGATCTGCGCGAATACACTCGCATGGAGCAGCAGCATTCCATCTTCCATAGGAATGAGCGCATCGTTTGGGTGCAAGTGTATGGCGCAGTGCGCGGACTGATTGTTGGAA